AGCAGGTTGACAGTCAACCCCACTTGGCATATAGTATTTTCTTGCACGGAGCAATGCGGGGTGGAGCAGTACGGTAGCTCGTCGGGCTCATAACCCGAAGGTCCCTGGTTCAAGTCCAGGCCCCGCTACCAAAAAATTCAGGCCCTTACGGTATATCCGTAGGGGCCTTTTCTTTTTATACGCCATTTTTTATACGTCTTTTATACTTTTTGCGTAACCATTTGATATAATTGTTTTGTTTTTTATTCTTTTTTATACATTCTCATCTCAGCGGATTATAGTCCAATCCAGCTAATTGGGCATTGAGAGCTTTTTTACAAAAAAACGTGAGACAATAAAAAAATCTGGAGCAGACGGTTTCCAAGAAAAGGAAGAGTGTTTGGCTAATTACCAGTCGATGTACTTGATAGCGAGAATAACTAACAATATCAAAATCTCCATCTTCGCTCCTCCCATGATTCACTGAGAGTTATCACACCTTACCACTCCTTAAGAATTAACTTCCAAAACAGAATGAATAAAATAATAAGTAATTCCATCCACTTCCTCCAGGTTGTTTGTTAATTTAACTTTCGTATAGCATTATTCCTTTTTTTTGTCAACTATATGACGCTTTATATTCTATTGCCAATGTCATTGCATAAAATTATTGCCAACATATTGACAACAAAAATATCTTAAGGTATATTTTTATTAAGTCAATACAAACAATAACTTAGGGTATCTTCATGGCTTCTTTTGAAATTGTAGCTGGAGATTTTCAAGACAGTCAGGGATATTTTGACTCAAGCAGTTTAACGATTGATGGTATGTGGATTTCTAAGGGAAATGTTGAAGATTTCCAGTTAGCTAGCAATGACGATATTAAAAGCTTTAAGAGTGCTTTGGGATGGGGTGTAGTCGGTACACTTATTGCGGGACCTGCTGGATTAGCGGCTGGAGCTATACTTGGCGGCAAGAAAAAAGAGTATATGTTTATATTGAGATTTAAGGATGGCAAAAAGCTTCTAGGGAAAACAAATAAAAAAAACTTCAATAAGTTATGGGCAATGTTTTTTTAGCTTTTAAATAAGGACTCATTATGTCAAAAAAGATTTCGTATTTTTCGATTTTTTTATTTTTTATTTTTTGTTCTCCCCTATACTCCCAAGAATCTAATATTGTTCACGATATAGGTGAAACATACCAAATGAAAAGCGGTCATTTAAATTCTGCCATTGCTACAAGCAAGCGCAATTGGAAGAAATTCAAGAACGCACTTATCAATGATGATAAAATGTCAGTTATTTCAATGATGTCTACTGGTAGACTTTTTGCTATCGAACATGGGACAAAGGTAAAGTTTCTTGGAAAGCTAGAAGCATTTTCTAATGTTGCCAAAATAAAAATATTAGAAGGGCACAATAAAGGAGATACAGGATATACTTTTCAAACAAATTTATATTAGGCATATCAAATTGGCAATTAGCAACTACGATGGAGGTATAATAAAATGATAAAAAAATTACTAATTTTATTTTCAACAATATATTTTATGTCATTGCCTATCATGTCTGATGCTCAAAATATAACAAAAAAAAATGGTCCAGGAATGTACACAGCAATTGGAGATTATGTTTTCAACACAAACTCTTCACTAAAACGTCAATGGATAACTATCCATAGTGATATCATGCCAATAAAGATAAACGATACAATAGGTGTGATTGTTTCAGGAGATAAAGATCTTAAATACTACTCAGAATATAATCTTGTTGCTAAAGAACCTATAAAAGCTGTCGAAATTAGATTTTTACTTTTTAACATATGGGGAGAGCACTATAAAACATTATCGGCAACACTTATAATAGATTTAGGATCAGATGTTGGGAGAGTCTTTGAGTCTGAATGGAATACATACTCAATTAATGATTTGTCTGAATTTTACGCTTCTATTGCATATATTGCACGTGCTAGGACTGCAGAAGGGCAAGTAATCAATGCTGATTCAAAAATTGTATTGAAAGAAGCAAAAAAATTCTCCGAAAAGTTTTCAGAGAAAGATCTTGAACCTACGCCAAATAAAAAATAACTTGTCCTTATAAATCTTAATGTGTAAGTATCCCTTGCTTGATTTTTTGGTTCGTATCCCTGACCTCTGTACCTGTCATAGGTACAGGCCAGGCATCCTCACCATATTTTATAAAGAACAGTCCGTCCTTGACCTTTTTCTTTCCCTTATGCACATATTGCCGGACTGATTGTATCGAATCGCCTGTAATATCTACAATTTCCTGATAAGTAAACCCAAAGCAGGTATTGAGCAGGAAACATTTTGTGGTCTGGTCCAGTTCCCAATTTTTCATACTGTTCTTGGCACTATTGTAAGCCGCAATCTTGCCTTCTTTGTCCTCCAAATATGCCAATATCTCATACACCCGATTCTTGGCTTTGTTGTATATGGCCTCTATATGCTGAGGGTCTTTGTCGTATTTTACAGCTAAGTCTTTATAAGGTGCTCCATGAAATAGATGTTCAATAAATATTCGAGTTTGTTGACTTTCTGCTTCGTGCAAGACGTTATCAATTCTTTCCCTAAACTCTTCATCACTGATCACGTTTAGCAGGTTACGGTATGTTCCATGTTCGTCAAAATATCCGTAATCCTCATAGTTCTTTTCGGCATCATATGGCTTATAAACCCGGTATATGTACCCTGGCTGTTTTGTGCGCTTCTTAATTGTCTCAGAACCCATACCACGCTGTTTTATAAGCTGTTCCATCGCCGGGCATGGCTTAGTGCATTGGTTGAAAAATATGCAGTCCTTACAGTCAGACATGGCTTAAATCCTCAGCACATACAGCGAATCATATTTTGACTTTACTCGCTCAATCATGTTCTCCGAACCATCGAGCACCAATTTATCCTTACCGCTTACCGGCTCAATGGGTAGCTCATCCACTGGCAGCAAAACTTTTTTGTTGCCGGTAGTGATAGCTCCCCCGGAATAAGCAATCTCGGTCATGTTGTAGTCAGATATTATTACACGTACTGGGTACTCATCATAAGTGGCGACACCGCCGCCTGTGCTTGGATCAAATTCTTCGCCGGTTTTGTGCTTCAGGGTCACATCTCGGACCAAATCTCCCATCTGCCCAAAACTATTCTTGATTGCTTTTTTGATTAGGTGTTTCATCGGTTATGCTACCTAACGGTTACGATACCTATTATATCTTGAGACATTAAAACTTGCCTTAGCATCCAAAAGCTGACCGTATATCTCGATGGGCCGGAAAATCTTTGTTGGGATGGTTTGGGCATTGGCTTGCACATCGAGTTCAAGACCTTCCAGGTCAATTTTCTCAATGCCTCCCGGTACTGTCATTGGGTCATTGTCCAGCAAATAAGCTGCAAGATCACACTGTACGGCTTTGACAGCTTCCGGTATCGTGTCCTTGGGCACGACATTGCCGGAGTGATCCAATAAGCCTCTCCTGGGCCATGACAAGGTCTGTGAGCTATCCGTTGGAGCACCTAACCAATGCACCCGGTTTTCTAGCAGGCTACAAGCCATTTTAAGTGCCGCTTCCTTGTCATCGTCAGAGGCGGCATCCCAAGTATCGGTATGTAGTCGGTTGCCAAAATAGGTATCGGCATCGTCTAAAGATAAATATGTATCTGTGCCTACTGTCAGACTCATGCTATAATGACCTCCGCTGATCCAGAGGTGTAATCGCCTGTCTTAGTGCCTACCCGATACAAAACCTTTACCGTGCCCGGCTCAAAAAAATATGTTTCTATGGGTGCAGTAAAATCATCCGTATCTTTCCAGGTCACACCCCCGTCAAAACTACGTTGCAAGGTAATAGTTCCTTCAAATGTGCCGCTGATAGACAAATTATGATTGCCCACGCACTCTTTGGGATCAGTAAACTGATTTTCGCCGGTTAATGTTTTTTGCTTCATGTCATTATATCCTTAAAGTGCCCCCGGAGGGGCACATATTTTTGCTTAGGCAGGCAAGGCTACATTTTGAAGCCGGGCCGCACTTTCAGGGTGTTGCAAAACATAGGAAACGAACCAATCGATCATAAACACGTCTTGAGGATCGCCGTTGACCAGCCCAAGGTCCAGCACCCGCATATTGTTAGCGGCAATGCCAAGGCAATAATTGCTGCCAAACCTGACGGCATAGACATCACCCATCGGAGAGCTTGCTTCGTCAGATAGAATTTCGGAATCAGAAGCATCAACACTAATGTCGATGAGCGGATAACCAGCATACATGGCAATCTTGCGGCCAAAATTGCCGTCAACGTATTCAAAAGACTGATTTTCTGACCTGCAAAGATCATTGATCTTGCGAATCAAAGATTTGTGTAGAAAAATGGCATCCGGGCCGCCTCGGACCTTATCAATCAACTTGTCCAGCTCAGCCAAGGTCAGAGCATCCGATCCACCGTCAACGGTCTGGTCTGCACTAATGCGGTTTTCCAGGCCGTTAAATTCCTCACTGCCGGAATAACTTGAATCGCCTTTGAAAAAATACCGCTCAAAATTGAGCGCAGTGGACTTGGCAAGCATGTTGACCTGCATTTTCTTGGCGTCAATGCGATTGCTGGTCAGCTCATAAAAGCGGTCAATGGGTACTTTGCCGCCAAACCGCTTGAGCTGTTCAGTGGTCTGAGAGGTTGTACCGACATCGCTGGAATAGCCCTCATTAACGGACCGAAAACCAGTAGAAGGCAGGGTAGATTCCTGGTCATACACAAAAGCCGGTGCAGAGATCATCCGAAAAGGAAGGTATCGCAGCACCTTAGATTCCTTCCGGAAAATATCGACAACATAACTCTTATATGCGTCTTGTTGGATTTCTTCGTGTTGATCAAGTGTAATATCAGCCATTTATTATTCTCCTATTTTTTGTGCTGTTTCATTGCCAGTTCAAATTTTTGATCTGGCGTTAGATTTTGCATGTCTACATTTCCAGAGCTTGATTTTGGTCGTTCTGGCTCAGGGCTGGATGCTGGTTTCTGCTCAAACAAACCGGCTTTTCTAGCCTCCTGAATCCATCGGATTTGATCTTGAGGCTTCATTTCTGGCACAAGGCTTTGATAATTTTCAGGTATTTCAGCCTTCATAGTATCAACTACCTGCTTCAATGCCTCTTGTGCCTCTTTCTTTTGCTGGTTCACCTCATCAAACCTATGCTTTGGGATCAGATTGTCATTTTTCTCAGGCTTTTGTGCCTGCTGAGTATTGCTCTGGGTATCCTCTGCCGCTTGTTCGACTGTTTCGGTAGTCTGTTCCGTCATGGTGTTTATTCTCCTTTTTCGCCGGATGAGGCGTAAGATTTGTTTTGTTGATATTTTTGCTCTGCCTCTTCCTTGGTCAAATCCGGGTCCATCTCCATTAGAATATCGATGGGATTGGTAAGCCCCATCTCTAGGTATTGCTGCCATTGGGTAGCCTGATCTTCAGGACTGGCAGCAAGCTGGATGTCCCCAAACTTGACCTTGAGGTCAGAATCCCCAAACTTTTTGTTACCGTGAGTGTTTTGAATCACCTTTACGATTTCAAACAAATCCTTTTCGTATTTGCCGAAAAGGTTAATATCTTCGTTCCGCTTTTCTCTGAGTTCTAGGTTCTCAATCTGCCTTGCAGTGCCCGACTTACGTTCAGACGGACGGCTTGAGATGTAAGAGGCCGGTAAGCCATAAGCCATGCACGTTGTACGAATTAAGTAGTCCAAAGACTCAAGCACGCTGGATACTGCATTGCCTGGAGAGGCAAAACCAAACTCGGAATCTTTGGGTAGGTTTAGGCAGTGGCCTGGGTCGAGTACACCAAGCTCATTTTGAGCACCGACAACATACGGCACAGAAAAACCTTGGAGGGACAGGGTATAACTCAGTTCAAATATCTTGGTGTTGATCATTTCTTGGATACTTATTAAGCTATCCCCGGAATCAACATAAAATGTATCAAGCGGCATCTCAGACCAAACCGGCACAAACGGGATGATTTGATACGGGTTATCCTGTTCGCTTGTGACCTGTCCCTTATAGTTCAGCCGCTGGATTGTCTCAGGAGTCCAGCGAAGATAATACATCTCATCCCGGCTAGTCTCTGGATAATAAGCAATAGTGATTGCTTGTATGTCCTCTGGACTGCCTCCTGTTTCGGCATCCACTAGATCAGATGTTACAACATCAAGCTGTATTTTATTGTTTCGATATACAGGCCGGATCAAAACGAATCCCAAGAGCTTTGATAAGCGGTTAGCCTGCTTCAGCTTTAAAGACCAAGCTGACTCAGCCTGTATCTTGTCGAACAGGTCTTGATCTGTACTATTCGATGTCCTACGTCTTACAGGTTTTGCATACACCTGAGATAGACCATCAATAACTTTTCTAGTTATATTCAGAGTAGCTATCTTATATGATGATGGATCATTAAATGTATCATAAAGATATTCTTTAAGGTAATCTAGTTGTTTGTCATAGTAAAAGTCTAGCTTCTTTCTAGCCTCTTGTTTTCGCTCAAAGTTAGCGTTATCGTTTACTGCATCGAATGTGTTTTGCATCACTGTATTCAACATATATTTCATTAACTCCTTAGTATACTATAAGCATTTTATCAATGTTGTCAATACTTTATATAGCTTTATACATCTTAATACCTTTCTTATCGACAAAGCTTTTATAAAATATAGGTATAGTTATGTTTGTGTCTACGTTATACTTAATATAAGAATTATACATCTCTTTTACTCTTTGATGTGCAGGGCATGTGTCAGCACATTCTATCAATACTTCTGTGCCGCCTCTTAAATAGCATTGCTTGGCATAAGGACTATTAGACTTACACACAATGTTTACATCTAGTTCATAGCTGGATAGCTCTCTGTTTCTTAGGCTGTATAGTGCCCAAACTAAACTATACACTCTATCATCTTTTTTATTTCTTTTACCAAAAGATATGCTATTGTTATTCGTGAAGTGATAAGTCATGGTCCGCATTTCATGAAATAACTTTTTTAGCTCTTTAGGGATGAATAGTCGATCATCTTTTACCGCATGATACAATTCTAAAAATGCAGGCTCTTGGTTTTGAGCAGTCGGCGATACCATTTCAAAACTATACCCTCTATCCGCTGACCAAGACCTAATATCAGCAACATTTACATTCTCTAACACGAAGTTATTTAGATCGTATCTATTCATATCTGTTTCAATAGCTTTCTTAATTCCCCGGCCAAGTGATCCAAATATTACCTCCTGGTTCAACACATAAAATTCCGGCTCACCATCTTGCCGGGAAACTTTGGCTACTGAGGTCCATACAGTATTTGATGCAAGCTGAGAAAATGGATTTCCACGGTCTAGGCCGCCGCCTACAATAACCTTGCGGTTGCCAACCATTGAAACCAGCTCTTTTTTTGATATACCGGCGGCATAATCAGCCCGGCATTTCTTTAAGTGATGGTAAGGCAGCAAGGTATTCTCAGCTTCTGACCGTTTATTGAGTATCAGTCTTGCAAACTCTGCCGGAAACAAGTCTCGCTCCCGGTCATGGATATATTGGCGGGGAATCCATGATGGTGCTTTGGCGAGTGCTTCTTTTTTATTTGAATATTCCAGGCGGCAAGTGCAGATAGAGGAATTGGGTTGCTCTTCTGCAATCTGCTCTAAACGATGCATAAGCCCATCGGACTGATCCACAGTCGAATCAAGTATGATCTGTGAGTTCATAACATCACCCATGCTAGTTACCATAGTATCATAGGTTGATGTATCATTTGGCTTTTCGTGAATTTCTGTTAGCCAAGCAAGATCAATACTCTCTCCGTATAAGTGCTTAGAACCGGCAATTAAAAATTCAATCCTATTATTCTGCTTTGGTAGGTTAATGGAATCGAATTTAATGTTTTCTAGTCCTATCCACTTTCTTAATACCGGCGTAAACCTGATAGAGTCCTTGAGCTTCTTAGCGCATACTGCATTAACCTGTCGTTCAGTGTTGCCGATCACTTTTATATTTTGGTTTGGGAAACAACAAAATCGCCACAAGGTAATAAGTGCGGCAATAGTGCTCTTACTATGTCTCCTGGGATAGCTGATAATAACAGTCTGATACTTGTAATTTCCATCATCATTAGTAGATAGTGCTTTACGTACAGTATCAAGCTGAAAGTCGGCAAACTCAAATGGTATTACCTTACGGTTCGTATCCAGTATCCTGGGTTGCACGTCACGTACAAACTGAATCATTCCTTCCGGGGCTTGTCTATATTCTTCAATCTTACTCATTAAACAATTCCTCAACGCTAAATTCGTTAGACTTTTCTTCTAGCTCATTCAACATTTTTACAAATGATAGAGTTGATCGTTGGAGGTCTTTAAGGTCACTTTTTACTGCTGGTATAAGCCTGCCTTTACTATCTATAACTGAAATTTCATTCAGTATTGAGTCAACTAATCGCTTCTCCAGAAGCAAATTAAAGGTAATCGTATTTTTATAGACTTCCTTTAGTGCTTCCTTGCCGCCTTTCTCCAATCCTTCCTTGATCCTCTTTAAAACAATACCTTCTTTAGTACGTCCATCTATTGAGCTGTTTATCAGCTCTTTGAATTTCTCTAGTTCCTTCATTTTATATTCTCTTTGGTTATATCATGGTTAATAGGTTAAATAGATAAAAAAAATTCTGGCTATGACATAGTCTTGAGCAAATCTCATGCCATTGGGGGGACATCGCTTTTCAGTGTATAAAGCATGTATAAAGGCCGATTTGAGCTTTCATATCTATTTGTTATCATTGCACTTTATACCTGACCATTTGATTGCCAATCAAAGTACCTTGTGCTGTTTTTGTCTGGTTTCATTCACTTTTCTGCTATTTGTCCGAAATCCTTATCAATCTGCAGCTAGTTGCTAGCTTTTCAAGTATTTGTATTTATTCATTTATTTGTAAAAAGTTAGGCCTGCATAACTCTCTTTTTGTCGCTGTTTTAGTCATTTCCTACCTGAGGGGTATGAAAGATATGTAGTTTATGAATAGTGATATATTTCGGTAACTTGTTAAAAATGAATGAATATTCAGTTTATATGCTGGTTTTATATATCTATTTGAGATCATTATATAAATATAAGTATTATTTTATCGATGTCAAGTTTTATCTATTTGTATTCATTACATATTTTACATATATAAATGTAGTAATGTACTTGCACTATACCTATATGTATTGTATATTTACACTGGTTATTATTTGTTGAACGGTTTAACTGGAGGTATTTGTATGGAGATTGTACTTCTTTTAATTCTTTTATTCATTATATGGTTTTATTAGGAGGTAAAATTTATGCGAACAAAGAGAGAGTTTGAGCGATTCTTTCGGGCTGAAATCATGCCGGAGATTAGGTCAATGGAAAAGTGGTACACTGCAAACTCAGGTCAAGTGAATAAGCGAGTATTTGTTGACGTACCACTTAGAAGAGAGAGTTGGAACAACTTGATTGACGCAATGGTCAAGGATGGTTCATTGCCTATTTGTGCAATGGATTGGGAATGTCCCTGGTAACAATGGAGGTATAGACAATGAGCGCAATTTATTTGATGGGTAGGATAGTACAAGAAGAGATAGATTTATATGTTGGCGATTGTATCCGGGATGGTATGTTTATCCAGGCCGTAGGTAAAGATAATGTATATCTCTGGATGGTTCGAGATACAGGTACAGATATACTTTGCTTATCCTATTTATATGAATCTCCTATAGATGCCGAAATAACTGATACCTTGCTAGGCCGAAACAAGAGGTACTTTGTTATTGCCAACGTCGATGCCGCAAATCCTGAAGAAGAGGTAATGTTTGAGTTGACTCAAGTGCAAGCCAAAGAGTTCATCCAAAGTCATAACGAGTCAATGGAGGTATGTTATGGATAGAAGAGATACCGCAATGTTTGAAAGCTCTTTGCCATGTAATAGTAGGCCTTTCGTTCGTAGGCTGGATGAAATATTAGAAGCGAACGATACGACAAGTCCTGACTCTTTGCCGAGAGAAGAGCTTGCTAAGTATAAAGCTAATCTTTGGTTAGTGATTACCCATACGTATGGTCAGCTCTTCAGGCTGGACAGTATGGACATGTATGAAGAGATAGGACAAGAGCTGGAGGTAGAGGTATGAACTTGATGTGCAAGGGTAAAGATTACTTTATGGATAAAGAGTCAATATGCGATATGATCCAGGCCGGGCGATACCATCCAGCTCAGGTCATAGTGTATCAAGGTATCGAATATAAGATAGGTGCAGGGTATAGAGATGAGGTATCAGTATTTATTGATGCCGATATGCTTTATATCCTGAGCTTGAATACTGACCTTGACTATATCGGGCTGGATGCCGCCGAGATAGGGTATCCTGATACCATTGAAACGGTATGCTTTATTGACGGCAGCTGGAACGTAGAAGAGCTTTTCGGACCAGATTGGTATGACCTGCACCCTGAATTTATAGTGGAAGAGCTTGAATATCTTTTTGCGGGCTGACCTGCTAGCATAGCGTAAACCAATAAATTGACAAGGGCTGGATGTGAGCGCATCCAGCTCTTTTTTTATGGTCATAGGTCAGCCCAAACCAGCCCATACCTTGTACACCAAGTGCAAGTCAAGCACTACCAGCATCGACGTATTGACTTAGCTTACCCTGATACATAACTTTACAGTATGATTACTTACATCATGCTGATATTGATATGTATCCTATGCCGGGCTGTATCCTATCCAGTACCAGCCCAAAGTCAATGCCGCGCTGTATCCTACCAAAGTGTATATCAGCAGGCTGTACCAGCCCAAAGTCAATGCCGGGCTGTATGTCATCCAGCGGGCTGTATCGTATCCAGTACCAGCCTACCCAGTACCAGCCCAAACCAGCCTACCGTATCCAGCCCAAGGTCAATGTCATCACAGGTCAAGGCCGGGCTGTATCCGTCCAGGCTTGCACTTCAAGTGCAAGTGAATCGTTTACAGTGAGCGTATATTGTCGATTGTCGAAATCTGCATATTGTCGATTCGCATTGTCGGTATTGTCGTTGTCTGAAATCGGCATATTGTCGGTTGTCGATGTCGGTATTGTCGTTTTTTTTGTCGTACGATTGAAATATGGGCCGGGCTTTGCACTGGACGTTCATATAGCTATTGGCATTTTGTTGTAATTTGGTGTTTCTGGCATATCTTCCGCTTCATCCGGCATTTGTCGTTCTTTTTTCGGTGCAGGCTTAGCTTTGTGTTTATTTGCTACAAACTGCAAAAAGTTGTCGGCCAAATCAAAAGCATCGACAGTCGATATACTGTACGACGATTCCTTGCTGATCTTGCCGTTCCCATTATACATTTCTTCCTGAAACTCAACTACCGTATTAAGCGAGTCCTGGTCTAATGTTTGTAACCATTGCTTCGCAGCATCAAACATTTCTTTCTGATAATAGCCTTTACGTTTTTCTTTTCGCCATTTCCCAACATATAATTTTTTAATGTCTTGAACTTGCTGGGGTGTCATGTTTGCTAATTTTTCTAAAGCCGCCTCTTCAAGCTGAGTAACATTTGATTCTTCATTTCGTTTGGTAGTTTCTTCCAAACGCCCGTGAGCGAAATAATTAAAAGAAGTATCTTTAGAAGGAATACCTACTTCCCCTTTCTTTTCCTCTGCTTTTCCTTTATATAATACCATACCGATTTCTTCAAAAAGCGCGGATGCGCTTTTATTTTCTGCGTAATAATAGAGAAGCATAAGAGAAGTATTAGTAGAGTCTAGTAGAAACTTCCATACCGTATGGAAGTAATTACCATACTGTTCGGTAGTTTCTTCCACACCGTTAGGTAGTTTCTTCCTAACGGATTTATTTGTAATAAATTCATACACTTGAGCATAGTCTGGATTGGATATTGCACTCAATGGATGTTCGCCTTCTTTTTCCTTGCGATGGGCAATATATCGTCCAAATGCTTCATAAGCATAAAGTGCAAGCACAACTGGATGCTCATAATTTAATTCATAAGTATATTTCTGGTTGTTATATCGGAATTTTCCTTGCTCTCGTTTTATAACTTCAATATCTGCCAGGAGTCGAAGGTACTTGCCTATGGATTTTGAACCAATCCACGGAAATTCTTGTTCTAGTTCAGAAACGGATTTATGGAAGTCAAATTTAAATTTATTGTCTCGTGTTTTTATGTCTTGCCAGTATTTTAGTTGGTGCAGTATCATCCCAACATGCCCAAAACCATCATAACGATACATCCTACCCGTTGCGATTTTTTTGAATTTGTTGTCATCGTCTCGATGGGCTAAGAGTGCCGAATACCACAATAATTCAACGATTGTTGAGTTTACCATCCGCGTGCCATAAATCGATTGCTGCACGTCCTCTACGAAATCTTGGTTGTCTCGTTCCAAAATTGACAAAGAGTCCATCATGCTTTATTATCTCCTTGTTATTGATCGTTTCTTTGGTTAGCCCCTGCCGCAAACAGGGGCTTGTCCTCCTATTCTTGAACGTCGAGTGCAAGTTCTCGAACCTGATCTCGGTGAAGGACAAGAGCCATAAGTTTAAACTCTTCAGCTCTTTGTTCGCTTTCCACTTCCAGCCCCAGGGCGGCAACTGCCCGGTCAAAATCTGCGAAGCTATCAAGATAATTTATTAGACTGTAAATTATAGCTTCCCCGAAATCTTTACAAGCTCTATGTTCTCCGGTTATGCGGTCCCGCACTCGGTAATAACCACCACCATAGGTCACACCAGTATAACCTGTATTCGATGTAATTCCGGGCCGATTGAGTAGATTTTCAGTTACCGTACAATACCGGAGATTTGATCTTCTATTGTCCAATTTATGGTGGTTGACATGATCATACATCCAATAATGATCGCATCGCTTACCAAATAAAATTTCAGGCATCCCTGGTGTCCTAGTCCCTACATAGGTTCTGCAGTACCCTTTTTGGGAGACGTGCCATGCTCTGCCCTTTACTTTCCTGGCATCGGATAGGTTAAAAAACACCCGGTGCTTGTCTCCGTTTCGCCGCTTAACAATTATGTACGCTTCGTGCTGATTTAATTTTTCTATTTTCATTCGTTTTACTCCTTATCTTCAAAATTTTAATCAAGAATAAAATTCTCGTACCGTTTCCCTTACCTCTGCTTTTAGGTCCGCTAAGACTCTTTGATCTGCTTCCTCGTTAGCCAAATCTTCTTCAAGAATATCCTTGTCCGTAAATTCTATTATTGAATCTCTGACTAAATTCTGAAGTTGCATTGGGTGAAATGCATCAAGCTCGTAGCAGGTTTCGCCGTATTTCTCGACAAAACTTTTTGCTCGCTTGTCGGTTTTCTTAACTGGCACAGGGTTGGCGTTTAGGAATTCAAATTGATTCGGATTGATCCCGCATCGGTAAAAATCAACTCCAGATAGTTCAAGCTCATCCTGCAAAGTCTGAATTGCCCGGTATATCATATCAACACCACTCGGATCATAATCGCCAAAATATAAAACCACTGGCCTCTGACCTCTCATTATGGCCTCATGCACTCGGTAATAAAAATCGCCTTGGAATGTAACTGAACCATACCCCTTACAGCACATCACCCTTCGGCAAAACTTATTTGCCACTGGCTTCACAATATTAAGCAAGGCGTGCTTTTCAATCCATACTTCGATATAATACGGCTGTTTATGCGCTCTGCACTTTGTATAGCCTTGGAGAAAATGACACATTTCAGATTTTACAAATTCGGCATCATCAGTAAAACCTACCTTTGGGGTAAGTATGCGGTGCTCATCGGTTATACAGTCCCAATTCAACCAGCCGTCAATTCTCATCCATTTCAGCAGTGGTCCCAATGCTTGGTAGATGTCCGGCTTTCCTTTTGCCGGATTTCCATGCTTATACCAATGGTTCTGTTCAATTAAACTGGATGATATTAGTCGGTAATATAGTTGTCTCTCAGTTAATGGCTGATATTTTTTCATTTCGTCTAGGATTTGCAAAATATCTTTTGCCCTAGCTTTTTGCATATTATTCCATTTCCACTCTCGTCTTTTGGTTCTATTATCATCAAGTTCGAGTCTTTCCATTAGTTATCCTCCGATGCAAAAATTCCCAAAATATGATCGCCGTTATTTGCGTCATATATAAAACTCATTCGGCCAAAATACTTTTCAAATATTTCGACAACTCCGTCAGCACTCTCTAATAATTCTTCAACATCTTCCTTGATTTTGACTTTTTTCAGCTTTGATCCAACTTCACCGATAAATAGGACATCTGCATAAACCTCCAGCGTAAAAATTTTTCGTCCATCAGTTGCTTTATATGTTACGCTCTTAATGGTTTCCTGGTTACGTTCTTGCATCCATTTTGCGAGATCATTTTTATTGTAGAACACTGTATTGCCGAATGATTCTTTCCTTGGTCCCAAATTTTTAGAGTCTAAATTTGCCAAGTATCCCGGCGAATTGAGCAGTCCAAAGCTAAAATCTTTGATCTCACTCCTTTTGACGATAGGTTTCTGCCAATTCTGCACCATTTCCCGATAAACTCCATTAAGCATAGTAATCCCTCCGCTGTTTTTGGTTTGTTTTTTTAATTAACTACATACAGAGAAGTAAGTTGCGGGTTGATTTAAGTCAATATGTCCATGCAAGTAAGCCTCCCAAAAAAATGTTTGACAAAGATTTTGGATTTTGCGATACTGAAGTGTTAGCCTATTCCAAAAAAGACGCCATATTATACACTATTTTTATGAAAAAGTCAAGGAGGTAGTGCTGTTGATTGCGGTTGCACTTTGAGTGCATGTATAATATGCCGGGATATTTGGACAAAAAAAAGCCTTGACATGGTTGCCAAGGCGAGTATAATTTGCCGCTTTTTACTTAATTTGCGGCGGCTTGATTGAACGGCAGCACTTTCCCTGAGCTGTTTATCCTGGGAAAATTGATGGTGGATCGTTGCACGTGGTTTCGTTCGTGGTGGCTATATCGTTCGGTCAGCTTAATGGTTGAGTGCCCCAAAAGATGACTTAACGTATAAATATCGCCCCCGTTCTGTAAGTACCAGGTCGCATATGTATGCCTTAAGCTATGAAATGTTAGCTTATATATCGTTTCCGTAACATCCTCATTAAAGCCTAATTCCTGGATCGTTCTTCCAACTGTTTTACTTACTTCCCTGATTTGCTCTCCGTCACTATCCCTAAAAATCAAGTTATCGTCCATTCTGTTCTCGTGTAGCTTTTCCAACAAATCCTTGGCATCGGCTGTCATAGGGATGTGCCTCTTTCGCCGGGACTTGGCATTTTTGCTCTGCACGGTAATATCATTCGCCGAAAAATTTATATCTCGCCAAGTCAGGGTAAAAATTTCGTTGGCTCGCATCCCGGTATTCAAAGCCAAAAGACAAATATCGTGCCACTTTGGAGACTTCTTGTATATTGCGTCTAATAATTTTTTGGCCTGTTCAGGCTCGAAATAATTATCCTTCCGGTTGTCAAATGATATTTTTTCCACGTCATTTATCGGGTTATCCCCATCGAATCTTTTTTTCTTGGTAGCCGTGTTGAATACGTGGCGAATGATTGCGTAGACATGATGCTGAGTTTTCTTGCTTTTCTTTTCTCGTTTCATTCTATATACAACATTCTCAATATCACTAGCCGTTATTTCAACTAATTTCCTATCTTCCAACTCTGGTTTTAGCCATTTATTGTAATAACTCATCTCCGTTTTATACGTGCCGGGTGCTTTATTTAATTTCCTACTAGGGAAGTATTCATTTTCCCAAAACCAGCTAAAGGTTACTTCTCTTCTGGCTCTTTCGGCGGCTTCCTTTTCCTCCTGCTCTTTTCGCCTCTGGTTTTCGGCAATCTCTTCCTGCCAGCTAATAGGACCGACACCGTTCTTGGCATTGGCTAGGTATGTGTCCCTTTTCTCTTTGGCCTTATCGGCACTCCAGCCGTCCGACTGCCAGCCCAGGCCGAAGAAATGCCGCTTTTTGTTTACTTGATACCCAATAGCAAAATATTTGTCCTTCTGAGGACATTTTTTGTCTTGCCTAACCTTTTCATAAAAATAGACACCCCGATAGAACTTTTTTTCGTGTTCCGACTCCTGATCCCCACATTTTTTCCATTGAATCTTGTCAGCCATAGTTTCTCCCGTTATTTCAATCAATTAACACTTTTTATACGTTTTATACATGAACCTGCCCGTTCCAAAGTGATAAAGAATGATAACGCAGAAACGATGTTTTGTCAATGTATATGGGAATTTATACGCTTTTGGTAAGGCAAAATTATTCTGAGTGATAGAAAATTATGACTTAAAAATCTGACTCATAACCCGAAGGTCCCAGGTTCAAGTCCTGGCCCCGCTACCAAGATTCTCAAAAAGGGTCAGACATGATGTCTGACCCTTTTTTTTTGTAACAAACTTTGCGACAAAACCCGGGCAGAGGATAT